GCGGGGCCGGTGCGCCCCCGGGGGGGGGGGGGGGGGGGCCCCCCCCCCCCCTGGCTAGTACTGGACGATCGCGCTGCCCGTCTGCACGGGTTGGCTGCCGCGTTGCTGGGCTGCCAGGGCGATCTCCGCGTCGGTCGGACCCGCCGCCGGCTCCGTCGCCCCAGCCCCGCACCGCCAGGTCGTGCTGATGTTGATCGTCGCCACCGCGTCCACCCCCGCCGGCGTGCCGCTCAACAGCAGGTACATCGCCACCGAGCGCGTCGTCGTCGTGTCGGCCGTCGCCGCCGACCCGTTGATGAGCGGGCTCGAATAGGTAACGGACGACGGGTTCGTTACGAAACCGTCGATCCAGCAGTCGGCCGCCGCCGGGGTGAAGCCCGCGCCGCTATCGGCCGTGGTCCCGGTGCCGGTCGCCTGCTGTGCACCGGCGTCGGCCCCGCTCGTCGGCGCTCCCGACTCCTCGATTTCGTGTAGGTGTTTGGGCGTCGAGGCCGATAGCTCGATGGTGACGGTGCAGGCCCCGCCGCCGATGTTCTCCGCCCAGTACATCGCCAGGTTGGGCTGGGCGCCATCGGCCAGGAGCTGTTGGTTGTAGGTGTTGCCCAGGTTGTCGGTGATCGAGACGAGGGTGACGGCCCCGGCCCACCCCGCCATGATCTTGATGACATTGCCGGCGGTGACATTCGAGCCGAACGCAACGGCCAGCGTCGTGCCGGTTGTATTCGAGCCGGCGTTCGCCTGGACCCGGGCGACAGCCACTTAGAATTCGCGGAAGTCCACGGTCAGCGGCGAGCGCACCCGGCCCGTCACCTCCGCATGGACCCGGCCACGTGTCGCCGGGAAATCCGCCGGCGGCCCCCACTCGATGCTGATCGGCTCGAGACTCCCACCCGTGATGGTGTCGGGTCCAACCACCGTCCGCCACACACCACCGACCAGCGCATCAACGTGGTAGGCAATCGAGGAGTTGGGACCGAACTGATCCGGGTTGATCGTCGCCACGAACAGCGCAGCCCGCCCCCTCAGGTCGAACTCCGCCTCGAAGATCTCATCCTGGTACACCCGCCGGGGCAGATTGACGATGAGTGCCATCAGACCCTCCCTACGACCCCTCCGGTAGGGCGGGGGCTTGCCCCCCGCCGCCGTCTGCCGCCAGCAATCGCTCCAGCAGCTCACCGATCTGGTCCGCGCTCACCGTCCCCGACACGAACCCATACACCAGCGCCAGCACCAGCACGCCCACCAGCGCCTGCCGCCAGTACTTCAGGTGGTCCGTCACAGGTCCTCCAGCGGCGGCTTCTTCTCCGCCACGTCCAGCTCGCGCAACGCGTCCTTTGCTAGCTGCCGGACCGCCGGAGTCGCGCCCGGGCGCGACACCACATCCAGCAGGTGCGCCCGCGTCAGACGGTCCACCGATCGGCGCATCCCCGTCATCGCCGGCTCCATGCGGAGCATGAACCAGGCCAGCACCACCCCGATCGGCCCGTACTGGATGAGCAGCTCGGGGAGCCCTACCGGCGGCATGGCTATTTGCCCTTCTTCGTGGCCTTCGCCGGCTCAGCCGTCGCGGCGGGATCCCGCGACGACGGCTCTTCCGTCGCTTCGCTCGCCGATGCCCCGTCGCTCTCCGCGGCCGCCAACGCTTCGTTCTCCGCGCGGGCCGTCAGCCGCTCCACCTCAGCCGCCGCCTCCTTGAGGAGGCCCTCCAGCTCCGCAATGCGCGCCCCTGCCGCGCCCAGCGCCTCGCTCAGGCGCCCGTTCAGTTCCTCACCGTCCGAGTCGGGCTCCGAGGCGCGCGCCGTCTCAGGCACAGCGGAGTCCTCGGGCTCCGCGTACACCGCGACACACAGCTCCACCCAGGTCGCCGCCATCTCCTCGCCGACGTCCACCAGCTCGCCCTCGCGGTAGCTGCGGAACGCCCGCGCCATCTTTACCAGCATGCGTCTCCCTCCTGCCCGTGGGTTTGAAGGGGGCCGCAGCCCCCCACGCCCGTTAGGGCGTGTCGTCCCCGTTGCCCGGTAGCCAGCTCACGGGGGTTTCAGGGGGCCGCAGCCCCCTGATGACTTCACCGCTCCCAGAGCCCGATCTCCACCTCATACGAGGCCGCCGCCGTTTGCGACGCCCGCCACAGCACCAGCTTGTACCACTGGCTCGGCGCCAGGATGACCGGCGGGCAGTGGATCACCCGCTCCAGCTCCGTCGTGCCCTCCAGGGCCATCCCCGACACGGACGGCGCGCCCGCATCGAACCGGAACAGCAGCACGTCCCCCACCACGGGGATCACCGTGCGGGCCCGCTGGTGCGCCACGATCCGCTGACTGCCGCCCGCCGTCGCAACCACCGCGCCGGCCTTGAAGATGAGGAGCCCGCTGATGTTGCCCCCCTCCCCGTTCGGGTTCACCTGCACCAGGTCCTCGCCGCCCGACGTGAAGCCCGCCCCGTCGTCCAGGATGTGCGTCGCGTAGTTCAGCGTGCCCGCCGTGCCCGCCGCCGTCACGACCAGCTTGATGTAGTCCAGATAGGCCCGCAGCGTGGCGCCCGCCCGCAAGAACACGAAGGGCTTCGTGTTGTCCAGCGTCGTCGGCGCCGCGTGCCCCGCGATGCCCGTGCCCGGCGTCGTGTTCCGCAGCACGTGGTACGAGGCCTCATCGGATGCCACGCGCGGGCCGAACGGGAGAACGTACTGCTCCCCATAGCCCGACCGGCGCTCGAGGTCCGGCTGAATGCTCCCATCCACCAACCTTGGCGTCGGGAGTGTCCGTGAAACCGTCATGTCTTCAATCTCCTTTGGGGATGTCCCCTCCCCCCTTGCTCAGTCCTCAGTCCTCAGTCCTCAGTCCTCAGTCCTAGGCAGCTTCCACGTACGCCCCATCGTCGATCGGGATGTACGTCAGCGACCACTTCACGCTGCCCGTCGCCGAGCCCGCGCAATCCAGGTCGATCGCCCCCACCGGCAGGATCAGCCCCCGGTTCATCGCCTGCGTCAGACCCGCGTTCGTCCCGACGAGCGCATCCGACGGCAGCCCCGTGATGCCGTACAGGCAGCCCACCTCATCCGCCGTGATGTCCAGCGTCGCGCACATGTCCACCGACGTGCCGACCGTCGGGTTCGACGTCAGCTTCGTCGCGTTCGCCAGGGTCTGGATGAGGGTCGTCACCTCCCCCACGATCTGGGTCAGCTTCACCCGCCCGCCCAGAATGTTGAAGATCGCCGCCGCCGCCCCCTGTGGCAGCGTCGCCGTCGCCCGGCTCACGTGGCGCCCGAGGGTCGCCAGGCGCACCGCCCGCCCCTCGATGTATGCATCTGCCATGGTTCACTCCCTGGCCCGCTTAGGGCCTGATCGTCCCCGTAACCTGGTACCAGCCCCTGGGGGTTTCAGGGGGCCGCAGCCCCCTGATGTCCTTACACGATCACCGTTGCGTTGATGTCCTCGGAATACCGCGCCGGCATCCCGCCGCCGATGAACAGCACGCCCGCCAGGCACGGCGAATCCACCGACTCGTCCAGTTCCAGCTCGACGAACTCGTGCCCCGCCGCCAGGTCCTTCGCGTCCACCTCGACCAGGATGATCTTCGAGCTGCCCACCGTGTACACGTAGCCCGCCGCCGCCCGCCGCGTGATCGCGCTCTCGGTATCCCCCGTCAGGATCTCCCGCGACCAGTACGCGATCGCCGTCCTCGTGCCGGGCACGACCGAGTCGCACGAGTTAACGATGATCGTCGAGCTCCCCGTCGCCCCCACGCCCATGTAGATGACAAACAGCGCCCGCCCGTGGCCGCGCATGCTGTAGATGTCCGAGCGCACGTTCGCGCCCGCGAACGCGTCCGCGATCGGGTCGATCCCCTTCGCAAACTTCAGCGCCTGCATCATGTGGCTCATTGGTTTCTCCCTTTTCCCCGCGTCCAGTCCCCTCCCCCCTTGCGGGGGAGGGTTAGGGAGGGGGGTCTCTTTATGCTCGGGTCGCCAGCGTCACGAAGCTCGACTGCGTCGCCGTCCCCTGGAAGGGCGTCAACGTCGCGTTCCGCTTCGGCTGGCCATCCGCCCGCAGGATGAAGCGGAACACCGTCTCATCCGTAAGAAACTGGACATGGATCGAGGACGCCGCCTCGACGCCCCCCTTCTCGATCGTCAGGTACTGCATCCAGTCCGCGAGCACGATGTCGCCCACCGTCCCCAGCGTCGCGCAATGCTCGATCGGCATCACCGGCCGCCCCAGCAACGCGCCGAACGGCGCCGCCGACAGGCCACCCGGGGGAATGAACATCGGCACCCCGCCCGTCCCGATCTCATGGGAAAGCTGGAACAGCTGCGGCCAGCAGTCCTGGTTGATGTACCACTCGCTCCGCGGCATCGACCGCGCCCAGAGCCGCGCCACCATCTTCTCGACGTTCACGGCCAGGATCGTCGCCGCCGTCTGGCCCGTCTCCTTCGCCACGCTCACGGTGCCCGCGTGCCCCAGGATGCCCAGCGGCATGCCCGCGCCCGTCCCGCGGAAGAGCGCGTCGTCCAGCTTGAAGCCGAACTCGTCGCCGAACCACCGCGCTACGTTCGCGGCCAGGGCCGTCGTGTCCTTCAGCTCCTCGTCCGTCGCGTAGTACAGGCCCGTCAGCTTCTGGAGGTTCAGCTCCATCTGCCGGAACGTCGGCCGCGAGCTCGTCAGCGAGGCCCCCTCACCCGCCCAGTAGGCGCGAATGCCGCCCTGGCGGGAGCCATCGACGCGGCTCGTCTCGTCGACGGCGTTGATCTTGATGCCGTTCGCGTTCGCCGAGATCGGCCGCCGATCGGTCCGCGCGTAGAGGATGCCCGACTCGTGCGCCAGCTCGAGCAGCTCCTGGGTGAAGTCGGTCTGCACCAGGTAGCCACCTTCGGAGGGTATGCCCTCCTGCGAGCCGATGCCCGCCGCCTGGATGTCCAGGAGGCCCTGATGGGTCGCGTGCGGGTTCTGTGCCGCCAGCGCCACCGCCGCGAGCTGCTCGCCCAGGCTGCGGAACGGCACGACGTGCGCCCCACCTCCTGCCAGGTCAACCCGGCGCAGAGCCCCATCTAGCGAGTGGCCCTGCGGGTCAGGCATGGCCTGGGCCGAAGCCTTCTCCCGCTCCAGCGCCGCGTTGTAGCGGGCCAGCGTGTCCTCGAGGCCCGCGATCTCCGCGCTGCGCGCGTCGTCCGCGGCCCGCTCCTCGTCCGTCAGCGGCCGACCCTCGGCGACGATCGCGTCGAGGGCCGATCGGCCCTGCGTGCGGAGCTGATTGATCCGGTGGGTCAGCTCCTTGCCTTCTGATGCCATTGTTGGTTCCTCCACTAAAAAAGCCCCGACCTGCGTCGGGGCCGCGCGCGTCTTTTCGGACTACCTGCCAGATCAACCCGCGTGCATCGGCACCGTCGTTGAGTGGCCTTGCTCAGCCGCCATGGGCGGCCGTGGTCGCCCGGGCGGGCACCGGCTTCTGTGGACGCGTCGGCGTCCTGCCGCACTGCCCCGGCCCGGGACGGTTACACGGTTACAACTGCAAACGGCGCATCCGCGCCTCGATAGCGGAGCCGTCGTGTGTCTCGCCGACGACGGCTCCCTCTCCTGCCGCACTCACGATCGTGGCCGTGTCGCTGTTCGTGAGCTCATGTAGTGGCTCTGCCACGATGGGAAGATCCTCCACGGCAGCGGCTCCCCTTTTCGTGATTGCCGCTCTGCCCTGGGGCTTCATCAGCCGCGCGATCGTCTGGTCCAGCGTCTCGATGCGATCCACCATGCCCGTCGCCAGCGCCTGCTTCGCCAGTACCACGCGGCCCTGACCGAAGCCGGACCGCACCGCGTCGCGCGACACCCCACGGCCCGCGGCCACCGCCACGACGAACGCGTCGTAGTAGGTGTCTGCGATCGATTTGGCGTAGGCCAGCGCCTCGTCCGACAGCGGGGAGCTGGGATCGAACTCCGCTTTGAACTTCCCCGCCTTGATCACTGTCAGTTTCAGGCCCTGCTGCTCGTTCGCGCCCGACTCGTCCACGTGCACCATGAACACACCGATGCTGCCCACCCGGCCGCCCGGCGTCGTGACCACCTCGTTAGCCGCGGAACCCACGTAGTAGGCGGCCGACGCCATCGTGCTGTTGGCGATCGCCACGATCGGCTTCTGCGCGCGCGCCGCCCGGATCTCGGTCGCCAACTCGTCGATGCCGAACACGCTCCCGCCGGGTGAGTCGATGTTCAGCACGATCGCCGCAACGTTAGGGTCCGCCACGGCCTGGCGGAGCGCCGCCGCGACGACCTCCGTGCTCACCCCGCCGCTACTGGCCATCAGCATGTTCATCCGCTGGGCCATTACCCCGAAGACGTTCAGCACGGCGACGCCCCCGGCCTGTGAGTCGCCCGGTCCCGAAACCGCTCGAAAGTCCTCGAGGAGCTCGGCGGCGACCGCGCCGCCGCCGTTGGCTTTGAGCTCGAGCAGCGCGACGATCTCGTCCAGCTTCTCCGACTCGATGGCCCACGGCAGCCGCCCCGCCGCCCGGATCACGTGCTCGTAGCTCAAGGTTCGTTCTCCTTGATGGCCAGCTGGGTTAGATGCGGTACCGGGTCCTCCCACAGCCTCGTCGAGTCATCGAGAAATTCCTCAGCGCGCTCGCGGCAGTAGGCCTCCGCCCGCTCGCGGGGCACGTGGAGCAGCTCGCTCACATAGAGTGGATGCTCGGCGTAAAAGTTCCGCACGGCCAGCTCCCAAGCCTTCGCGTCGCCGTCGGTGCGCCCTCGCGCGCGCACCATCGCCAGCTCTTCCTTCCGCACCACCCGCGCGGCCGCGTCCTCCACGAACCCCCGCAGCGCCCGCACCTGGGGCGGCTGGCGTCCAGGAACCCCGCCCGGGGGCTTGGGCTCGGATGGCTTATCGCCCCAGGGCACCGGGTTCATGTCTTCCAGGGCCCGGACTTCGTTCACCGTGTAGTACCGCTTGTCGATGCCCATGCCGTACGCGGTGTGGCGCGTCTTCGTGTCGCCGCGGAGGAGCCCGTCCAGCGTGAACTTCGTGTAGAAGCGATCGCCGATGTTGCCGACCAGCAGTTCGTCGTCAGCTGACCATTCCCAGGTGGCCGCCCAGTCGAGCAGCACATACATCACGAAGCCGATCGACATCTGCTCGACGCCAGATCCCCAGCTCGTGTTGCGAGTGATCTCCCCGTACATGTGGGGAGGAACGCCCACCCAGCGGCCGACGTCGCGCGCCTGAAACTCGCGCGTCTGCAGCAACTGCATCTGATCGTGCGTCAGGGTGAGCTGCTGGACCTCCATGCCCTCCTGGAGGACCGGCACTTTCCCCACATGCTCGAGACCGCCGTACAGGGCCTCGGCCTCGGACGATAGACGCTGCGCCGCGTCCTTCGAGATTTTCCCCGGGTGGCGGAGCACCTTGTCGAAGTGGGCGCCCTTCCCCAGGACGCGCGCTCCGAATGTCTCCGCGCCGATCGTGAGCCCGAGGCCCTCGCGGGCGTAGGTGATGACATCCAATCCCGTGTAGCCGTCGAGCGAGAGGCCGCGGACGTGCCAGATCCGATCGCGGTCGAAGAAGTTCTTAACGCCGGTGACCGCGTCCCGGACCTCGTAGACCGGGTTCCCGTTGCTCGCGCGCAGCACCCGGACCAGGTCCGGGTGGATGGGGTTCAGCCCCCCGATCGGGTAGACGGTCGAGCCATCGACGATGCTGTTGTAAAAGTTGCCCCTGAGCAGCAGGTGGCTCTGTCCCTGCTGCCGCCATTGGAAGCCGTTCTGCCGCTCGTTCGGCTTCTTCAGGATCTGTTCGAAAGGATGCGTGCGCGCGATCTCCCTGCCGGTCGGGTCGAGCCGCTCGTATACGTGGAGCGGTACCTTCGCCATGGCTCCCGACACGATCTGCACGCACCGCCAGAAGACCGAGATCTTCAGCGCCGTCTGCTCGTCGACCCGGACGCCCGTCGCCGCCAGCACGCCCCGCGGCGTGTACCAGTAATCATCCGCCGGCCCATACGCCGCCGCGCGCTGCTCGAGAGCGGACAGCAGCACTAGACCCTCCTGCGGATAGTTCCGACCGCTCCGCTCATGGCGAACAGGGTGAGCCCGACCACGATCAGCGCCGCGCTCGGCAGCACCAGCCAGAGGCCCACGCCCACCAGCCCCAGCCCCCCGACCATCAGGACGTCGTCATGCCACACCGCCGCCAGCGCCGCCGCCGGCACCGATCGAACGCGCCGAAACGCGACGGCCAGCCGTCGCGTCGCGACGTCGACGCGCGACCGTATTGCGCGCGCAATGCGTGGCCGGCGCAGCCCAAGAAGCCCCAGGACGACGGCAGTGTAGAAATCTTTGGGTTTGATCAGGACGTCGATCGCGGCCGTGGCCATCAAATAAAGAGCCCCACTTCCTCATACACGCTGCGATCGTCCAGGGCGAACCCATCCGCGATCGCGTCATTGCACGCCTCGTTACTCAGCGTGCCCGCCACCGCCAGGTCGATGTGGAACGGCGAATCCGCCCGCTCCTTCGTCAGCACGAACAGCGGCTGCCCCTTCGTTTGGTCGTCGAACACGTTCACCGTCCGCTTCCGCGCATGCCCGAGGTGCGCCGCCAGGTCCGCGTCCCCGTCATGGCAGATCAGCCCCTCCAGGATCGCGTTCGAGTAGCTCCGCACCGCGTACGCCATCGCCCGGTCCCGCGCCGTGTACCAGAACACGACCTTCTCGCTCCCGTACAGGCCCGCCCACTCCGCGATCTCCGTCTCCCAGTACGGCGGATCGCAATACGCCCGCGCCAGCCGCCAGCGGATGCACGCCTGCGCGAACGCCGCCTTCACCTCGTCGGAGGGCACTTCCCACTGCACCGCTTTCGGGAGGCTCGCCGGCCGCTCCCAGAAGCCCTGCTTCCATTGAAACCGCGACCGCAGGTGCGTCCCCACGATCGCCGTCGAGTCATGCCACCGCGATCCATCGAAGCCGATGGCGATCGCCTCCCCCTCAATCGGGCGAATCCCCTCCGCCCTCAGCTCGAGCCCCTCGGGTAGTCCCATCCGTCCCTCTCCCATGGGAGAGGCTAGGTGAGGGCCGCCGCTGCCGAGGGCCTGGCGAATCCGTGCCGTCAGCTCCGACTGTTCCCTCCCCCCTCGCGGTGGGGGGGTAGGGAGAGGGGGCCGCTTCCATAGGTTCAGGCTCGCCCACTTCAGCGGGTCAAACGCCTGCCGCGACGCCTGCGTGATCCGGTTGCCGTACACCCGCTCGAGATAGCCGCGGTCCATCGTCGGATCGTTGTACAGCCCGACGATCGCCTCAAAATTGCGCCACGGCGCCGTCGGCCCCGCCGCCTCCACCACACCCGCCCGGAAGCCCTCCTCCGTGCGGAAGTCGTGCTCATCCCCCGCCCAGCGGTAGAAGCAGAAGATCTTCGGGTTCTTGATCTTCCCCGTCGCCACCTGCTGCACGTACTCGTGCGTCGCCTCGGCGATGCTCCCCTCACCCGGCGTGAACGCCGTCGTCGACTCGTGGCCCCACGGGTCCGCGTCGTACCGCTTCGCCAGGTTGGCCTGCGAAATCTGATGCGCCTGTTTTAGGTGCGGCAGGATCATCCGGTGCGTTTCGTCGTAGCTCGCGTGGGATGTCCGCGCCCCGTCCACCGCGTTCGGCGAGCCCGCCACCGCCTCCGCCTTCCCGTCGCCATCCTTGCGCATGATGCGCTTCAGGCCAATGTCGAAGAGGTCCGCGTCCCGCCCCCGCGCGGTCATCTCGTACAGCGCGCGGAAGGCCAGCTCCTCGACCTGCTCTTCCGTGTACGCGAACATCGGGATGTACGGGTCCACCACCGGCCGCCCGATCGGGTTCCCGCTCCCGTCGAACCCGTCGCAGCGGACGGGCCCATCCGGGTGCAGTTCCACGAAGCAAATCGCCGCCTCGAGCTCAGACTTCGCCGAGCCCTTCTGCAGCATCACCACGCAGCGGCTGAAGCGCCGCCGCCCCGCCAGTGGATGGCTGTCCCCCGCCTCCGGATGGCGCACCGGGACCGCTCGCCCTGCGCCCGTCGAAGGGCCCATTACCCAGCGCGGATAGCGCTGCGGGTACACCTCGTACATCGAGTACAGCAGCCCGCGCTTCTCGACGTCCAGCCGGAACGGCTGCCCCAGCAGGTCCCCCGGCCCGAAGACCAGGCCCGCCTCCATCAGGTCCGCAATTTGATGGCCCAACGTCGGCCACGGCTCCAGCTCATCCGCCGCCGTCAACCGCGGCACCACCAGCGTCGTCACTCTGCTCGGGTGAAGTCCACGTAGTACTCGGCGCCCAGCTCGAACTCCTGCCAGGCCGCCGGGCTCACCGTCCCCAGCTTGATCTCCCCGCTCGGCGAGGCCTCCCAGAACCGCTTGTTTTCGGCGTTCGGATCCTGGCTGTACACGGGAGCCATCGCGATGGTCTGCAGCTCCACCGTCTCGAGCTCGCGCTCCATCTGTGGCTTGCTCTCCTCGCCCGGCTTGTACCGGGTGTGCTGAAGCCGCTCGATCCGCTGGACCTTGAACTTCGCTCGGACTGCCATGGGGGGACCTCCTTCGACTAATTCAACGTTCACACGTCGAAGGGGGCTAAGACCGCGTGCAACACCGAGCGCGGATCGATCGGCGCGTCAGGCGTCGGCGTCGCTTTCTTCTGGGTCGTCGGCCGCCGTCGCGGCTTTGGCTTCGCGATCTCCCACTGCAGCGAGCGCCGGCTCATCGAGTCCAGCCCGAACCGCGCCTCCTGGAGGCGGATCTCCGTCGCCAACTGGGCGCTCGGCCCATGCCAGTACCGATCCACCAGGTCCGCCAGGATGTAGAACCGATGGACGTCCACCCGCGCGAACTCACCCTTCATCGGCGAGCGCCAGACATCCTCCCACCAAGCGATCGTCAGCGGGTGCCACGTCCGCTCGCGCGCCACCTCTCCCACGAGATCGCGCATCATCCCGATCTGCTCGCCGCCCTCGTCGAAGACGGGACGCTCCTCGGAGTAGACCGGCTCCCATCGCGTCATGCTCGGGAGCTGCGGCGTTCGCGATCGGCGCTCCGTCGGCAGGGCCGCTGCCGTCGGCGCCCTGTTCCGACGCTGCCGCGTCTTCGGGTTTTTTGGAGCTGGTCCCGCCACTCGGAATCGGCCTCCAACCCGTACGCACAAAAGTCAAGC